GACCGGGATCACCCGGGCGTCCCGGGCCAGGGACTGATAACAGTCCCAGAACAGCGACTCCCGGTCGTTCAAGAACAGGTTGTGGCACAGGATCGCTGCGGTGATCCTCACAGCCGGATCGGCTCCACCGTCGGCACCAGGCCCTGCAGCTGCTCGAGTGCCGGCCGCCAGTACTGGGCGTACACCGAGTCGGCGTCGTACTGCTCGGCGAAGGTGCGGCACTGCGGGCCGAGCTCGGCGAGGAGGTCCCGGTTCTCGTTGGCGTGCCGGAGTGCATCGGCGATGTCGTCGATGATCGGGGTGCAGAAGTACGCGAGCTGGGCGGGATCCCAGCGGGGTTGCGCCAGCGTCTTGTAGCCGGGCCCGGCAAGTTCGGCCTGGGCGGAGAAGTCGGTGACGATCACCGGCGTCCCGCAGGCTTGCGCCTCGATCGTCGGGATCCCGAACCCTTCGCCCATGCTCGGGAACAACAAGACGTCGAACGCCGAGTACAGGGTGGCGAGCTCGGCCTGGCCGATCATCCCCGAGCGGTACCGGTAGTCGTCGACGAACAGCAGATTCTCGGGGCTGATCCCGACGCCGGTGGCGAGGGCCCGCAGGTCCATGCCGCCGAGGGCGCCGCGCTGTTCCGCATGCACGTACAGCAGGGCGGTCGGGTCGGTGTCGAGCAGCCGGCGGAACGCGAGGAACGCTTCGGGGTACGCCTTGCGGCACGGCTCCAACGAGTTGTTCGTCGAGCACATCCCGACCAGGAACCGGTCGTCGAGACCGAGGCGGGCCTTCGCATCGGCGACCGGCTGGAAGACCTCGGTGTCGATCCCGTGGGGGACGTACAGCGGGTCGTGACCGTCGCCTTGCAGCTGACGGCGACCGAACTCGCTCATGGCGATCGGCATCGAACCGGACTGCTGGAAGAACCGGGCGACGAGCCGAGGCATCGGCGCATGGTCGATCGGCACCCACGACGCCAACGTGAACTCCGACAGGGCCGGATGATCCAACGTCCACACGTCGTAGAGGGTCAACAGCAAGCCGGGCTCACCGTCGAACCAGTGCAACGCATGGGCGCAGATCACGTCGTTGGAGTAACCCGACCCGGACGGGTAGACCCGCACCCCGTCCCAGTCGCGCACCCCACCCTGCAACCCGTAGTTGGCGATGACCGCCACGTCGTGGCCGTCGGCCACCAGGCGAGGCACGACCTGGGCGGTCTGCTGCCCGTACCCGGTCGGCGCCCACGGCGCATTCGAGAACCAGGCGATCTTCACCGGGTCTCCGCCGGGGCAGACACCCGAGTCTCCTTCGCCGGACGGCCCACCGTCTTGCGGGTCACGACGACCCACGACGAGCCGGCCGGGACGACGGAGATGATCTCCTCCCGGGCCTCGAGTCGCTTCACCGCGTCGGCGAGCTGCTCGGGCGCAGGAGAGTGTTCGCTGATCGAGACGATGTGAGCAGGCACGGTGCTCCTTGGGCGTGGTGTGGGCGGCGGCCCGTGCCAGCCGCCACCCACCACCACATCAGTTCGGCACGGAGAAGGTGTGTGGGGGACCGGGGATCGCCCGGCCCCCACACGCGCACGAGGGCGGATCAGGTGGTCGGGGCCACCGCCGACGTAGTCGGAGTCGCTGCGCAGGACGGTCCGGAAGGTCACCAGGTCCGAGCTGAACGCGAACTCGTCGCTGCGCTCGAACCGGACGTTGGCCACGTCCCGGATGTAGAAGTTCGAGAAGTTCCCGAACGCCATGTGGGTCCCACCCGCCGTCGCGAACGTCGTGACGTTGGGGTCGAGCACCATCGGGTAGCCGAGCAGCCGGTCAGGCTCGCCTGCGGTCAGCGTCGGCTCCCACAGCGGCCGGCCCGTCGTGTCGGTGATCCGACGGATCTTCGCCGCGTTGGTGTCGAGCGTGAACCAGTAGGCACCGAGCGACCGGGCCTGCGGGTTGACCGAGTAGACCAGGTCCACGAGGTTGCCGTAGGACGGCACCCCGGTGGCTGCGGTCTGGGCGGTCGCCCCGACGGACTGGGTCGTCATGATGCCCTTGGGCTTCGAGGAACCCGAGCCGGTGACGTAGTCGCTGTCGGTCACCCGGGCGATGGCCTGGGCGGTGTCCCGGGCGATGAACCCGAGCATGTCGATGCCCGTGTCGGCCAGCAGCTCGCTCGACACCTGGGTGAGCACACCGTACTTCCAGGCGTTGAGGGTGGTCTTGCCGAAGGTCGGCTCGACCTCGCCGATGGCCGTGCCCTCACCGCGGATCGCCGCCGTCGAGCGGGTCGCCACGTGGGGGATCTCGAGGGCCTCACCCGACTGGGTCGTGAGCACCGTTACGTTGAGGTTCCGGGCCCCGGTGTAGAACTCGACGTACTCGACCAGCTGCCGCTGGAACGACGTCGGCACCGTGTTGCCGCCGAGGGCTGCGGTGTCCTCGAGGAGGTCACGCAGCTCGCGGGCGTCGGCACCCGAACGGATCAGGCGCTTCTCCCGCCACGCCGGGCCGAGGTCGAGGTCGATGCTGCGGATCTCGCCGCGGAGGAAGCGGGTCATCTCGTCGACCTGCTTCTCGGACCGGCGGGTCATCTCGGCCTCGGCGATGACCGGCTCGTACGCGGCCCGGGCCACGGAGGCCTCGCGCTCACGCTGCTCGATGTCGAGGAACGACCGGATCTGGCCGTCCTTCTCGTCGATGTCCCGGTTGATGGCGTCCCACTTGGCCTGCTCCTCGCCGGTGAGCTCGCGCGCCTCGCGCTCCGCCACCTCGAGCAGCTCCTTGGCCTCGTGCCACGCACGCTGCCGCGCGTCGCGCAGCTGGTTCAGGTAGTTCTGCATCTGACTGAGTCCTTGTTCAATGCCCTCAGGGGCACAGGACGGATGGGGGAATGCCCGGTGCGTGGCGCGCGGCCGGACGGGGTATTGCGGAGAAGTTGCCGTCGGTGGTTGCGAACCGGCCGACGGACAACCAGAACGGCGGCGGCACGAACCGCCGAGACCTCAGGTGTACGAGTCGAGAATCCGACGGGTCCACGACACCGCCGGATCACCACCCCACGCGGCCCACGCCACCCGACCCGGGCTCGGATAGCCCGGCTCACCAGGCGAGAACCCCTCGCCCTGCTTGTCGGCCTCGTGGCGGGCCAGATACGACGCGATCCTCCGGACCGTGTCCAAACTCACAGGCTCACCGTTGGCGAGCTGCGCTGCCCGGCGCCGACCGACTGCGGTGAATCCGCCGCCGGCGTGCCCTTCGGCGATCCAGGCAAGCGCCCGTTGCGCTTCTTCCCGGACCCCGTCGGGCGGCCGCCAAGGCTCCCGAACTTCTAGGCGCACGGTGGGACACGCCGCTTCAGCAGCGCCAGGTGCCGCTTACGGACCGACTCGCCGCCCAGCAACTCGACGGGGATCACCCACAGTTTGCACACACCCGCTGGGGAGATCTCACCGTCGACGATCTCGCATGCCTGCGGACCTTCGTAGAACCAGCAGTTCGCACAGACCATCCCGTCACCGGCGAACGGCGACTCGGCCACATAGTGCGCACCGTCCGGGCCGATGCCCTGATCCCACTTGCCGAGCAGATCAGCGATCTCCTCGAGCGTCTCGTACATCAGCTGCTGGCGAGGCGCCGCCTCGTACATCGAGTCCTCGAGGCTCACGCCGCCGGGCCCAGCTGCTTCGCCAGCAACGCCAGGCGCAACGCCACCAGGCCCGACGTGGTGCGCTCCTCCACCAGCTCCGGCACCAAGACCTCGGCGACCTCGGCCTCGAGCTCGTCGGGGAGACGACCCGACCGGATCGCCTCCACCAGCACCCCGGCGTCCACGCCCCGCTTGCCGGCCAGATGCTCCACCGCCCGGGTCGCGACCTCCGTGTCGAGGTACGCCGGGTACGTCACCGGCGAGACGTCACCGTTGTGGAGGCTCACTTCCCGCAACGTCCGCAACGGATAGCCGTCATCGGTGCGATCCCACCGGTCGTCGATCACCCGGAACCCGAAGCTCGACTGGGTGATGTCACCCCGCTCGATCGAGACCATCAGATCCCGGCCGTACGACGTGTCGGGGATCTTGACCTCGTAGGCCAAACCCCGGTCGTCTTCCTCGAGGTACAACGTGCCGGCCTTCGACCGGCCGAGGATCAAGCTGGCGTCATGGTTGAACAGGGCCCGCACGTCGGCTTCGCCGATCGTCTTACGGAACGCACCCGGAGCGATGCGCTCCACGAACCCGCCGAGGTCCTGCGACAGCCGGTTGAAGACGGCGGCATGCCCCGCGATGCGGAACTCGTCGCCGACCGCCCGGGCCTCGAACTCGGTGGAGTAGTAACGGCGCTCACTCGGGCGCATTGGTCACCTCACTGATCGCAGCAGCCACAG